GATTTGATGACATCTAATATGTCCTTCATAGTAGAATCCATGCTACGAATAACATCTTCTTGCATGTCAGTTTCTCGTGCAATAAGCAATTGCTCGACAGCAGATAGACGCTCAGCAACGAGCGAACTCGCAAGTGTATCACCCATTTTACTAAGGTGTTCTACTGAAAGTCGTTGTAAGTCAATGAGCTGTTTAAACCCATTATCCATTGCAGACGAATTCTGTCTAATGCTTGAGTTCAATGAACTACCGGATGTTCTATTTGCCATTACATAGCCTTTTTAGATTCTAATCTTTGTTTTTCTTCTTCGAGATATTGTATTAGCATGCTTGTATAAATTTCACGTTCAAAGGGGATCATGTTCTCAATTTCCCTTAGACTATACTTATGGTATTGCATTAATGCAAAATTCATTCTGTAGAAATTATGCAAACTATCATGATATAGGCATATTAGAAAAAAGATTCGAGTCCTTTTATGAACTTTTCGTGATCTTTCTTACATAGAGGACATGAGTATTTTACGCGTTCTTCTAACTTTGGCATTGTCTCGAAGAATTTCTGCAATTTCATAAATTGATCTTGTGTTAGATTATTTACAAACTCGCGAACTTCTTCAGGTTTTTGATCTTTAGTCTGAAACACTTCGTCTGTATTATAGACTGATTCGATACATGCGCAGATGACATCGAATACTGCATCAATATTACTATTGTCTAGTCCTTCAAGCTTCTTTAAAAGATCAAGACTTGGATATCTCATAGTAACACCAACGTCTCCAAACATTGGAATAGTCTTTTGATGTTCTTCAGGGAAGTCTACTTTCAATTTTGTAAGATCAATAGTATAACGAACTGAAGCTTTTTCGTCTGTGCAATCATCGCACTTCAAGATTAAGTCTACTTGTTCGCCAACAGACTTAGCTCTTAGTTGTGTAAAGATATATTCGATATCGAACATTGCGAGATTACTTACATCTGCATCTTCAACACAAGATTCAATAACAGATTTTAATGTGGTTAACATTGTCTCATGATCTTCGCTTTGTTGCGCAATCATAAGAGCTTTTTCTTCTTTAACTAGGAATGGTCTATATGTCACCAGTTTCTTAGATGAGGGGATTGTCAATTTGTATCGCGGCGTACTCGCCATTGGTAAAGCCATTTTATTTTCCTTTTCTAATATCATTAAGCATTTTACTCAACTCACTCGTGCTACCAACGAAGATAGCATTGTTAGTCACTGTCTTAGAGTCTTCCTTTGTAGGTGACTCAATAGTTTGTTTCTTCTTATGAAGATCTAGAAGTTGCGCGTTTACGTCAGACAAGTGTTTGACTAACCCACCAACAACTTCAAATGCTCTAGGGTGTTCACTTTGTTTCGCCACCTCTAGCGCATGAAATAATGCATCTTGTCCTTGAGTCAACAGTGAATGTAAGTTACTTCTAGTTGTCTCAAAGTCATCATCTAGTGCATGATTAACTTGTCTAATAGTTTGTGCAGGTATAATTTCCTGATTACTAATAGGTGCCACATCAAACACTTGGCTCAATTTATCATCTATATTCATATATATTAACTGAAGAATCCACCTATGCCAGAGAATATTCCCTGACGCTCTAATGCACTAACTGCATTACGCACTCCAATACTATCATTTACAACCTGTTGATATTCGCTAAAGTTGCTATAATATAATTCAGACACGTTTGTAGGTAAACTTAAACTTCCCTTTAAATAATTCTGTAAACTTACTGAAGATGTTTCACTTAAGTTCATATTTGAACCTCCATTAAACATCGAAAAGATCTGAGGTTCTCCACCCGTTACCATTTGAGTAGAATTTAAATGATACTTATATGTGAACGTAACTTGCAACTTCATAATATCTTTAGAATTATTATCAAGTTGTATTACACCTACTGTCTTAGGATATGCTTCGTATAACACTGACATATAAACTTCTTGATTTTGCATATCTTGAACTCTAATGATGATGTCTTTAGCATAATCTTGATAGAACCCAACTAATCTAGTCCAAGGATCTATGATCTGATTTGACCATTCATCAAAGAAAGCCTTTACCATCATTCGTCTATCTACTAAAAACGTAAGAGTTACATCTTCAAAGTTCTTATCGTATACTACTTCTCTATTTTCACCATAAGACTTTACTGGTTGAGACGAGTATGATACACCTGGTAATGTTGCTTGTTCACAAAATAATTGCACGAGTTGCAATGATTGCCCTGACGTATCTGCCATTGAACTCGGTGGTGTGATAGTTACAGAGAATCTATTCTGACGAGCTAGTCCATCTCTTTTTACTTCACTTATAAAATCTCTAAGGCTTTTTGCAGTCATTAGTTAACTCCAACTTGTTTCCAGACTTTTGTCTTAGATTCCTTAGCAAAACTTTCAACCGGTAACATCATCGCTGTTGTCCAGTTATCTGCAGAAATCATTTTAATCTGTGATTGTACGTGATCGGTTAGGTATTGCTTTACGCAAGGTGTTACTAAACGATGTTTTGATATGCCTTTAAGAACATTCCAAGAATAGCGCAATCGAGTATTTTCGTCGATAGTCTTAGTGTTCTTAAACTTTAATAAGTTGTCCAGCAATACTACACGAAGTCTTGTTGGAAGATAATGCATGTTTAGTCCAATGAAACCATTTTCAGTTTTAGAGAATGGGAACACTAGAGGAAATCTATCATAGTGAGGAAGAGTGTCTTTACCCTTAGGATCATAGAAGAACATGTAAAGGTTTCCAGGTTTAATAGTACTTACTACTTGCCCGCCAGACTTGTGCACGCGAGTAGGTCGTACACCTTCCTTCATTAAAAGAAGTGTTTGTTGATCAAACCACGTCTTAGACTTTTTGACGATTGTTTGATCGTACTTATGACGTTGAAATACGTCTAACATGTTGTTACTTGTCATTTTATGCCTAAGTGATATTCAGTTAAGATTAGGAATTCCCATCCACGATCTAAAGCGTATTGTTTAGCAGCTCTCCATTTAGCTTCATTTACACCCCAAGTCATAACTTCTGTAATGTATTTCTTGCTTTTCCTGTCTGGTGCAACTGGAGGTCGTGTCTGATAATCTGGTTTTATCTCTACTAGATATGTTCTTTTCTTTCCTTCACTCGTGTTTACTTGGATCTTAAAATCTATAAAATATCTGTGTGCTCTATTATCTACTGGAGATACATATGGAACGATAGTTTCTTCTGAACTCCAACTTATTACTGATGGATTCTTATCACACCAGATTGCAAACTTAGTCTCCCAACTTGATCTCATGATTATGTTAGTATGATCGCCTAAGTATTTGCTTGGATTTATCGGTTTGTACTTTCTCTTGTGAAACATTTATAAATATACCAATAGCACTATTAACTATTTATAGGAAATCTATGGCAGATTACAAAAGCGGAATTCAACCTGCGACAGCCATTCCAGCAAACAATTATTCACCTAAGTCCTACGATAGTAATGTCTATCAAGTAGATAGTTTGTCATATCCTGATGACTTAATGGGAAACACTACACAATATGGTAGCAATTATGTAATTTTCTACATAAATGTTAACAATGAATCTAAGATGACAGAGAATGCTGATCAGTTGGTTGCTGATGGAGATTTAGACGAAGCTACTAAGAAAAATTTAAGAGGAAGACAGATTGATGCTGTGAAAGCTGGTGCGGCCGCAGCAGGTGGTGGAGTTCTATTAGGTGCAGCCGCAGGAGCTGCAGCAGGTTCTATAGGAAAAGCTATAAGTGGCGCTATTGCTGGTGGTGCTCCTGGAGCGTTAGGAACTGCAGCGTTAGCAGTAAATGTTAAAGGCAAAGGTCCTGAATTCAGTAGATCTAAAAAGAGACTTAAAGCAGCAGTAGCTCTTTACGTTCCCAACCAACTTTCTATTCGTTATGGAGCAGGTTGGTCAGATGAAGAAACTTTCGGGTTTAATGCATTCTTAAAAGGTGGAGAAGCTGTTGCTCGTGCTTTAGAAGAAGGCAAAATTGATGCTATCACAGATTCTAAAACTGGTGTGTCAGCAATTGCAGGTTCATTCGCTCTCCAAAAGGGTCCTTCAGCTGCTGCATTATCGCAACTTACTGGATTAGCTCCTAACCCAATGAAAGAACAGATCTTCAAAGGCGTAGACTTTAGAACATTTACAATGGAATATCAGTTTGCTCCGAGAAGTCAAGATGAAGCACGTAATGTTCTAAATATCATTAAGACATTTAAATATCATATGCATCCAGAATATAAAGATGCAAACAACTTCTTATTCTTATATCCATCTGAATTCGATGTTATTTATTACCACAATGGTGACGAAAACATGAACATTCATCGTCACACTTCTTGTGTTTTGACAGAACTTAACGTTAACTATACTCCAAACGGAAACTTCTCTACTTTTAGAGATGGTATACCTACACAGATTAACGTTTCAATGTCATTTAAAGAACTTACTATTCTTACAAAAGAACTTATTGCACAGGGTCTATAATGTATTTTGCAAATTTTCCAAAAATAGTATACGACTTCGATCTTGGTCCTGGCGTAGATTATCGTGTCATCACAGATATTACGCGAAACGTAAGATTGCGCAAGCAAATTCTTGAGAACATTTCGCTATATGATTTCTATGACATTCAAGAAGGCGAAACTCCTGAAATTGTTTCAGAAAAAGTATACGGAACTCCATATTATCACTGGGTTATAATGTTAGCCAATCAACGATATGATTATATCAATGACTTTCCATTGAGCACTTTAGAATTAGAGTCATATATCGCTAAAAAATATGGCAATAATAAAGATGAAACACATCATTATTTACAAAATGGCGTTATCACTGAAGGTGCAGCAACTATTACATTTAAAGAATACGCTGGATTTGTAGGTACTTTTGGTGGATTCTCTATGGGAGATATCGTATATAATAATCGCACTGGGTATAAAGCTAGAGTAGATTCAGTGCAACCTCAAACATCAGCATCATTTGTCACGTTAACAGTTTCTATGCGTGATGGCGGATTTAAAGTAGGCGATATTATTCGTGGGTTGTATGAAGATACTGATGGCGAAATCACTGCAGTAAACATTGCAGAAATATATTCATCTGTGTCAAACTATCAATATGAATTTGACATAAACGAAAGTAAACGTAGAATAAAGATAGTAGATCCTGCTTTAGTTGAACAACTAGTTAAAGAATTCGAAGATATCCTATGACAGAAAAGAATGGCGAATCAATAAGATTTGCAGGTGATGTCACCATACGTAAAGTACAAATAGTAACGCCATCTTTAAATAAAGTCGATGTTACTAATCAAATCATAGGCATTGAAGTCTATGAAGATATGTTTTCGCCATTTATTTCTATAGCAATATCATTACGCGAATCTTTAGACTTTATTAATGCGATGCCATTGCGCGGAGAAGAAGTTGTAAATATAGAGATAGCTACACCAACATTTAGAGGTGATCTCAAAGTTATAAAAGGTACATTCTATATTTACAAATTGAGTGATAGACAATTACTCACTGATAGAAATTCTGCTTATACTTTACATTGTATTTCGTATGAAGCGTTGACTGATTTGAATATGAAACAGTCAAGAGCGTATAGTGGTAATATTGCAGAAATTGTAAGATCAATCTTAGGTAAAGATGCATTAAATACTTCTAAGAAAACTAATATTGAAACTACTAAGAATTCTACTAAATTCATTTCTAATTACTGGTCACCTATTAAAAACATAAACTATGTAGCTTGTAGTGCACTAAATAAAAATGACAGTCCTAGTTTTATTTTCTTTGAAAATAGAGAAGGGTTTAACTTCGTTTCATTAGATACATTATATGATCAAGAAACTTATCAAAAATTTATAAGCGATGACTATGCTCGCGATACTGATAAGCAAGGTAAAACACAGAGAAACGTAGAAAGAGATTACCAAAGAATTCTCGAAGTAAAAATCAACGTGTCGTTTGATGCTCTAAAGTTTACTAATAATGGCGCATATGCATCACGTGTATACGCATTCGATTTAGTAAAGAAAAAGTATTATGCTAAAGACTATAATTACTTAGCAGACTTTCAAGATATGAATCACTTGAATAAGTTTTCATCTTATACAGAATCGAAACCAGTATCTCCAGTGAATTTAATTTATAATGAAATACGTCATTATGCTTCACATGAAGGATACCCTGATACGTCTAATGTAGCATTTCAGCAAAAACGTAATTCAATGTTACAGATACTACGTTCTAACATTATTGAGATAACAGTATTTGGAAGAACTGATTATACTGTTGGACAAAAAGTATATGTTGAAATACCAAAGCCTGTTGTTACGACTAAAGAAGATCAAGTTAACACAAATCAAAAATCTGGCATAATCGATTCTACATATTCTGGAAATTATTTAGTGACAGCAATCAATCATGTTATAAACAGAGATAATCATACATGTGTTATGGAATTATCTAAAGACTCATTAATGGCATAATATGTTATACACCGGCGTAGTAGAAAATAGATATGATCCTTTAAAACTAGGGCGTTGTCAAGTTCGTATCGTGGGATTACATACTCATGATAAGAATAAACTTCCTATTGCAGACTTGCCGTGGGCAATGCCAATGACTCCGATAACTTCAGCATCAGTAAGTGGTATCGGTCAAACTCCGTTAGGACTAGTCGAAGGTGCTTGGGTTGTGGTGATGTTCCAAGACGAAGATTGCCAATACCCAATTATCATTGGCTCTATTGGCGGAATTCCGCAAACACCAACTGGAGTAGATGTGAATGATTCTACTCTTAAGATTAAGATTGATGGCAACGTAACTCAAACGAATGAGCAATCAAATGTAGTAGTAGATGGAAGTGGAAATCCGATTACTACAAGCGACGGCAGTCCAGTTACGACAGGCACTACTCAAGATGTTGTATTAGAAAATACTAACTCGTTGAAAAGAGCTGCTGAGTACACTGCAAGTTCTAAGTGTATTGCGCTTATTAAACGTTTCGAAGGTTTTAGAGATAAAGCTTATCAAGATTCTGTAGGTATATGGACTATTGGTTATGGTACTACTAAAGTAGATGGAAGACCCGTTGCGCAAGGCGATACGTGTACTAAACAAGAAGCTGAAACATATCTCTTATCTGATATGAAAACTATTGCAGAAGCTCCAATTAAACGCAATACACGTTCGCTTATATCGCAATCTATGTTCGACGCGCTAGTGTGCTTTACATATAACGTTGGACCGGGAAATTTTGCTAAGTCTACTTTATTGAAAGATCTTAATTCTAGTAAGTATTTAGATGCAGCTGCAGGATTTATGCAGTGGAATAGAGCTGGAGGAGTAGAACTTGCTGGACTTACAAAACGTAGATCAGCTGAAAAAGATTTATTCTTAGAAGAAGGTACTCCTAATAGTGCAGGAGAATTACCACCTGCACCGGTATCCAATGTAGAATCTACTGTAACACCAACTCAAAGAAATCAAGGCGTTACTGAAGGAGTCACTGGCGAACAAGCTATTGTAATGGGATTCGAAGATCCTAATAAAGTATATCCATTATATTTTAATGAACCAGACACTAATAGATTAGCTCGTAATGAAGAAATTAATAAGACTATTGTATACGCTAAAGAAGCAGCTATAGACGAAGGTGTTGAAATTGCAGATGGTAGTACATGGGATCAATCGCCTATTCCATACAACGCCCAATACCCATTCAATCATGTAATGCAAACTGAATCTGGACACGTACTGGAATTCGATGATACGCCAAATTCTGAACGTATTCATATGTATCACAAAGCTGGTACATTTACTGAGATAGATGCTAATGGCACACGCGTAACACGTATCGTTGGTGACAACTATGAAATTTTAGAACGCAATGGATATGTTCATATCAATGGTACATTAAACGTGACTGTCGATGGCGCACAGAATCTATATGTAAAGAATGCGCTTAATGTTAACGTTGATGGTGCTACTAAAATTAACATATACAATAATGCTGACATCAATGTAAGTGGGAACGCCAATCTTGCAGTTGGTGGAACATTTGCAGTAATTGCAGAAGCAATTAAAATGGAAGCAGATAGTATTGATTTGAAATCTTCAGGTGCTATAAACATTGATGCTGGAGGAGATGCAAGTATTAAGGCCGGCGGAAATGCAAAACTTGATGGTTCACAAGTACATCTTGGTATGGGTGCTAATTCTGCAAATTCTTCTGGGCTATCTTCACCAGATGGAGTTAAATCTCCTGAAATGCCAGAGTTTAATACGCTCACGGTTGTTACTCGATCTTCTTCTGCAGCAGGTCAATACGAAACTCCAGATGAAGGAGATTCGACTGCATATCAGCAAAAACAGATTAACAGTGGCGCTATTAAAGCTGAAGAGATAGGTAAGAGCGAAAAGAAAGAAGAAGCCGCTACTCCACCACCTGCAGTAAGTGTTCCTGGAGCAAATTGTGATATCATTAATAGTATGACTAAATATGATCCAGGTTTTATGCTATCCAAACACTATAACATTGGTCATATGACAAAGAATGGAAGTAGACCAATTATTGCACAACAGGGATTAAGTGCACAACAAATTGCATGTAATTTGAAAGGTCTTGCCGAGAATTGTCTAGAACCAATTCGCAATTTATATCCAAATATGATATTGACATCAGTGTTCAGACGTCCTGGAGATGTTGCAGGTTCATCTAAAACATCTGATCATTACTTGGGTTGCGCTGCAGATATTGTGCTTCCTGGTAAGAATCGTAAAGATCACTATGAAGCAATTCAAAAGATTCAGCAATTAGTTCCATACGATCAATTGTTATTAGAGTATCAAGGACCTACTACTGTGTGGATTCACGTATCATTTAAATATAGTGCTTCTAAGAAACAAGTATTTACTATGGCTGATCATAAGAGAATTAGCGAGATTGGCAAGTTCGTATTGGTAGCATAAATATATGGCGTTAGTTAAAACTAGTTCTACTACTGAGATTCCAACTGAAGCACCTGCAGCAGAAGTTCCTACTGGATTCACTGCTGTTTACGAAAACAGTGGAGTGTTTACTGCAGAACTTTCTTATGAAGCTGAAGCTGTTGAAGGAGGTGCGCCAGTACCTGTTCCTATGACATTAGTTTCATATAGTGTGCCATTTCAGGGTTTTGTTGCAAGTCAAAAGAATGCAAACACTATACAAATAACTGGAACTGCTACTGGAGTTTTTCTAGGTAGCACATATGATTTTTTGATGCCAGATGGAAGTGTTCAAACACTTCAACCAAACACTACTGCTGACTTTTTGACATTGGTTAAATGGGCGCCACCAGACGTCAAATATAAAGTTGTTACTCACGTAATAACTGCTAATGTTATAGATCCTTTGTTAGGTCCTTCTGTCATGACATTTAATTTAGAGCAAGACGTGTATTGGAGATTGATTCCAGCACTACAAGCATTTAGAAGTTTATTAGCAAGAGGTAGATTATAATGCCACCAGTAGCAAGAGCATCCGGAACAGACACAGTATTTTCTCCACATGGAACTGCAAAACAATGCAGAGTTCCAACTACGCAAGCAACAGCTGTTGGTGTAAGTAAAGTTTATGTAGAAAATGTATTAGCAATCAATAACGGAAAAGCAATGAAAGTGCATCCAGCGCCAGGTTGTGCACCACATGCACCTGGATTAGATGCTGGTTCAAGTAAGGTTCTCTGTGAAGGAACTGGCATTGCAAGAATTGGCGATAATTATGGTGGAGAACATCCAATAACATCGGGTTCTTCAAAAGTATTTGCCGCATAATAATAAATAACAAATATGGCTAAAAACACTAGAACTTTTTCGGATATCGACATGGGATTCCTTGCGCATCCAGTGTCACGCGATGTTTCTAAGAAGTATGACGAAAATTCTATAAAGCAATCTATAAGAAATTTAATTCTTACCAAAAACTACGAAAGACCTTTTCGTAGTAATATTGGTTCTCAGATAAAAGCACTATTATTTGAACCAATCACACCTATGCTTACAGCAGTGATGAAGAGAACTATTGAAAATACGATTAATACGTATGAACCTAGAGTAAATCTTCTTGATATTTCAGTCTTACTTAGCCCAGATAATAATGGCATTTATGTTACTGTGGTTTTTGCGATAGTCAACACAAGCACACCAATAAGTGTAGACTTATTTCTAGAGAGAACTCGCTAATGGCAACAAATAATAAAATAAACATTTCAGATTTAGACTTTGATTTAATCAAGACTAATTTAAAAGAATACATGAAGGGGCAAGATCAGTTTACGGACTATGAGTTCGAAGGATCTGGTCTTAACGTACTATTAGATATTCTTGCGTATAACACTCACTATAATGCAATGTACACAAACCTTGCAATTAATGAGATGTTCTTAGATTCAGCAAGTAAACGTGATAGCATTGTGTCTATTGCTAATAATTTTGGTTACTTTCCAACATCGCGTCGTTCTGCAAAAGCTAATGTTGGTATGACTGTCACCTCAGGTAATAACCCAAATAAACCTTCTACATTAGCTATACCAAAATTTAGTGCATTCACTTCTTCATTGTCAGGTGTAGATTATACATTCTACACTTTGAACGAGTGCGTGGGCGCACTATCATTAAATCAAGCAAATTATGTTTTCACTGATATAGAGTTATATGAAGGTACTCCAGTTACAGAAAAGTTCACGGTTTACGATAACACTAAAATCGTTTTAAATAATTTAAACATTGACACTTCTACTATTAGAGTTTCAGTACAAGATGTAGCACAATCTTTAAATTCATCTACGTACACTTATGTAGAATCAATGCTTAACCTTCGTGCTGATAGTAAAGTATATTTCCTTAAGGAAATTGAAGGAGGAAAATACGAAATATATTTTGGTAAAAATAATTTAGGCTATGAGCCTGCGATAGGAACCGTTATTACTATCGATTATATCATTAGTACAGGTGAAGCTGCTAATGGCGTACGAACATTTACTTATAATGGATCCACTGTTCTTCCTGGCACTCCAGTGTTCAACAACATTGTAGTAGCTTCAGGTGGAAGAGAAGTTGAAACTAATGACGAAATTAAGTATAACGTTTCACATAAATTTAAAGTTCAAGATAGAGCAGTAACAGCAGAAGATTACGTTGATATCATTAAGACTAACTATGCAGATATTGATGCAGTAAGTTGTTACGGTGGCGAGAGTTTAACTCCTCCAGTATATGGTAAAGTTTACTTGGCAATAAAGCCAAAGAGTGGACCATTCCTCGTGCCAACTGAAAAAAGTTATATCTTACAATCTATTTTAAAACCTAAGCAAATGCTTGGTGTCACTTCAGAAATAGTAGATCCAATATACAATTATATTGATCTTACGACTACGTTCTACTATAATCCTAGTATGACTAATAAGACAGCAGCACAACTAACTGAGTTAGTTCGTCAAGCTATTATAAATTATAATGATAATAATCTGCAAAAATTTGATGGCATTCTACGTTATTCAAGATTAATTCGTGAGATAGACGACGCTGATAATTCTATCATCAATAGTATTACTACTATTAAAATACGTAGAAACATAGATGTCATTTTTGAAAAATCTGTTCGTTATTATGTAGACATGGGAAATGCAATTTATTCTTCAGGAGTAGCAGAAGAGTCTGTGCTGTCAAATGGTTTTTACATTGATAATACTAACACGAATTACTACTTAGATGATGATGGTCAGGGCAATATACGTATGTTCTATTACGATCCTAACACTTATAAGAAAGTGACATATAGAGAAAACGTTGGAACTGTAAATTACTCTACGGGTATTATAATCTTGCAAAATCTTTTTGTGTATGGAATTGCAGAATCCGATCTGCAACTTATAATCAAACCACAATCAGATGATGTGCTATCAAAAAATAATCAAATAGTTGATATAAGTAGTCTATACATCACTATCAATTCAGTGAAAGAAACTACGGCATTAAATCACCAGTCTGCATCTAGTAGAATATAATGAACAAAACTCCGATCGCAATAGCATTAGAAAGACAAATACCAGAGCATATTCGCGAAGAATATGCTCTGTTTGTCGACTTCGTAAAAGCTTATTACGCGTTTCTTGAACAAACACAACAACGCGATCTTGAGGATATTCGTTCTATTGATAGAACTCTTGACGAATTTGTTATTCGTTTTAAGAGAGAACTTTCTGCGTTATTTCCAACTACTGGACTTGAAGATGAACGCTTTATTCTTCAAAGATTAAGAGAATTTTATAAATCGCGTGGTTCTAAAGAATCATATCAATTCTTATTCAGAGCATTCTTTAATAGAGATGCTGAAATTGTAAATCCATCTACACAAATTCTTCGTGCGTCTGATGGTAAATGGCAACAAGAAAAGTCTATATTTGTAGAAGCATATTCTGGCAAAGAGCTTTTTGAACTTGCTGGTAACATTATAAAATTAAAAACACTCAAGAAACACATCGATGTTTATTGCCCTCGTGTTAAATATTATCGCGCAGGCATGTACGAAGTGTTCATTGATCGTGCATACACGAGTGACATTAGCATAAATGATGTGGTGTCATATAACGATATAGACGTTGGTACTATCACGCCATGTCCAGCAAAATACTCAATTCTAAGATCTGGTTCTGGATTTGAAGTAGGTAAGTTATACAATCTTCCTTCAGAATCGGGCGATGGTTCTGTTATTAAGATTACTAAAGTTGATTCTAATGGTGGAATTAAAAAGATCCAAATTATTTCATTTGGACTCGACTACGAAACGACATTCTTTGCAAAATTAAGTAGTACTTACTATCAACCTTTAGAATACTTCCATCCAGTTTCTAGTGCTACGCTTGGTGCTTATAGTTATAATGGTCAAACTACTAGACCAAGCGAATTTTGGCCTAGTGCGACATTCAATAATAATGTTGTAAACGAAGAAGGCGTGTTGTTAAATCCAGCAAATCCTGGAGCGTATGGTGATACTAACTTAGGTTACACTGAATTTGGTTATATTAACCGTAACGACTATTTCTTATATCAAATAGATTACAAAGGTTCTAATAACATTCTTGATATAACAGAGAGTAATCCTGACAATGAAGCTAATGCATATTATGCAGATGGTACATATGTAGGTGAAATTATTGCATCGTTCTATACGAATGCATCTAACTCTGTTGTTATTGATGAAACTCTTGCAGAAATTCAGATCGATCTTGGCGCTGTTGCAGCATACCCTGGATACTATTCTGCAAGTGATGGTTTTATTTCTGACGAAA